AGAAGAATGGTGAACCTAAGTATTGGGCTAATTGGGACTCTAGTACATTAATAGTGGCACCTACTCCAAATGCAGCTTATACAGTAGAGCTATGGTACTCTGAGACTCCAGAAAGATTGGGTAATGGTTCAGGTTCAACATCTACGACAACTTTTGTTTCTAATAATGCACCAGAAGTTTTGCTTTACGGTGTAGTGTCAGAAGCGTATTCATACTTGAAAAATACACAAGATATGCAATTATACACACAGAAGTTCCAAACAGCTCTTCAGGCTTTTGCTAATGAGCAAATGGGACGTAAACGAAGAGATGAGTATACTGATGGTGTACTGAGAGTACCTTTACCGTCAGCAGACCCAAAAGCCTAAGGAGGGCATAAATTATGACAATAAACCAAGCAGTCTGTGCATCCTTTAAACAGGAGTTGCTAGCGGGAGATCATGATATCGACAATGATACAATTAATCTTGCTCTCTACACTAGCTCTGCAACATTAAATGGAAACACAACAGCGTTTTCAGCTACCAATGAAGTTGGAAACTCAGGAACCTATGCTAGTGGTGGGGCAACTTTAACAAGTGCAACCATTGGCTTAACCAAAACAAGCGCAACAGCATCAACAGCATTTGTTGATTTTGCAAACGTAAGTTTTACTTCAGCAACAATTTCTGCTCAAGCAGCTTTGATTTATAATAGATCATCAAGTAATACAAATGCAGCTATTGCAGTTTTAGATTTTGGTAGTGTAAAGACATCAACAAACGGTACATTCACAATCGCATTCCCAACTAACGATGCTTCAAGTGCTATATTAAGACTATCTTAATATAGGAGGTCATTACCATGGCAGATGCTTGGAATGAGGGCACGTGGGGACAAGGATTTTGGGGGCAACAGAGCTCTGTCACTGTAACCCTTACAGGTGTTTCGTCAACAACAGCGTTAGGCACAGCGTCAGCGACTGCTGATGTTTCTGTACCGCCTTCTCCAGTCACACTTACATCTACTTTAGGCACTCCTACAGCTGAACCAGAACACGTAATATCACCTACTGGTGTATCATTTGAAACACAATTATCTGGTGCGTTAGCTATTGAAGAGGGAGCAGGGGTCGTTTTAGGAAGCTTATCTGTATCTTTTGCCGTTGGTGATGAAGCAGGATCAGGAACTGTAGATGCAGGATGGGGCAGAGGATCGTGGGGATCTTTTGCCTGGAACGAGAATATAGAATTTATTACTAACGTAAGTGGACTCTCAATGTCCACATCATTAGGCACAACAACTCAATCAGTTGGCACCGGTGTAATAGTCTCTGTGACTGGTCTATCTATGACCTCGGCAGCCGGTGCGTTGGAGGTTTCAGAGGCAACTGCTCTAGTAAATCCGACTGCTTTAACGATGGGAGCAGCTTTATCAGGTGCTTCTGGAATAACAGGTGAAGGTAATATAGATGTTATAGCCCCTTCTGATCAGTTAGATTTTGCAATAGGAACACCTGTAATAGATATCTTTACGCAAGTAGATCCCGTTGGTGTTTCTGCAACAACATCGCTTGGAACCGCCGTAGCAGAGGCAGATGCCTTAGTAACTCTTGGTAGTTTATCTAGCAGCTTTACGTTAGGAACTGAGACTGTTGAAGTGGGAACTGGTGTTATTGTAAGTGTCTCCACCGTAGCGTTAACATTTGCTGAAGGCACAGAAACAGCCACAGGCACAGCAGTGGTTGATATTACTGGACTAAGCATGTCCATAGACGTAAGCGATACATTCAGTACACCTTGGGCAAATGTCGTAACAGGAGCAAGTAACACTTGGACAGAGGTTAATGCAGCATAAAAAGTGTTGCTAGAATAACAAAAAAAGATATATTTTAGAGAGGTATAAACATGGCAAGTACATTTACATCTAGATTCAAACTCGAAAAAATGGAAACTGGCGCAAACGCCAACACCTGGGGTACAAGAACTAATAATAACTTAGACGTGGTTGATGCTTTTGGTGGAGGATATCTATCAAAATCCGTTGCTGGTTCAGCAGATGTTACGCTCACTACAGCCGACGCTGACCCAAGCACTGAGTCCGCTAATAAAGTTATCGAGTTAACCGGTGCACTTACAGGTGATATCAAAGTATTAGTGCCTGCTGTAGAAGGTGAATATGTTTTCTTCAATAACACAACAGGTTCACAAACTTTAACTATCGCTGCTACAGGTCATACAGCAAACGGTATTCAGATAGCACAAGGGGCATACTCACATGTTTATAATGATGGTTCTGCTAATTTTAAAATGTTTAATGCAGTTGACAAATTAGGTGCAACAACTTTCAAAGGAGATGTAACAAGCGGGGGTGGCAACATTATTTTAAGAACCAATGGTGCGGTATCTGCTACAACTTACACAGGTGATGGATCGAACTTAACAGGCGTTGACCCTTTTCCTTCAGGGACTAAACAAGTTTTCTTTCAGGCTTCTGCACCGACAGGTTGGACTCAGGACACAGCTACAGAATTAGCCAATGCGGCCATGCGTGTTGTAGTTGGAACCGGCGGAGGTACAGGTGGTAGTGATACTTTCCAAACAACATTTGGTAGTTCAAGAACAACAGAGTCAAAAAGTTTAACTGTTTCAGGATCAGTGAGTGGAACAGTGGGAGGCCACACTTTATCAACTCCTGAATTAGCATCACACAGTCATCCATATCAAGCGAACGTTTCTCCCGGTAACCAAGGCGCTTCATATGATTTTAGAACCTGTGGTCCTGGTAACCAAGCGAATAGAGTTGATGCTACTACAAACTCTGCTGGTGGTGGCGGTAGTCATACTCACCCATTCAGCGGAACCCTTACTTCTGCGACTACAGGGAGCTCTAGCTTTTCAATACCAGGCATGGATCTTAAATTCGCTAACGTAATTATCGCAGCTAAAGATTAATGCCAATATTTGACCCAGATGGTCAGTGCCCTCTCCTAAAAAAGAAGTGCATAAAACATAGATGTGTTTGGTACAACATGCTGCAAGGTAAACATCCTCAAACAGGATTAGATGTTCAAGAGTGGGGCTGTTCCATAGCGTGGATCCCTTTGTTATTAGTCGAAAATTCACAACAAATTATGAAGACAAGTGCAGCCACAGAATCATTTAGAAATGAAATGGTAAGATCAAACAGTGTTATGACTAAAGTATTAGCTCACAGTGGAGATGCACAAAAAGCTATGGGAGTGGCTAGTTCCATATTTGAAATGATCGGACAACATCAAGAGGCTATAGATCAACAAGACCCCTCAAAAGAGGATAAAACTATTTTACAACTAAGTAATAATAAGGTAAAAGTAAATAAGAAGCCCAAAAAGGCTACAACTAAAAAGGTAAAAAAAAATGGCAACAACCGTAAACAACACAACAGTTCAAAGTAGAATTACAATAATTTTTGATGCTGGTGGATCTTTAACAGGAGATGGCCCAGCTAAAGGCACTGGAAATACTGAGTCAGATGTATACCTAGATGACAATATTCAACTAAATATAAGATCTCACACAGAAATTGATAGCAGTATTCATGCTTTGCAGTGGGATGCTACAACGAACACAGGCACGATTGAGTTTACTGATACAAGAGATAATGAGTCTATTTCTTCTTTCCCTCAATGGGCCACAAATGTTGTTATAAGAGCAGAAGCTCAAAATACTTGGTCGTCCACATATAACTCAACTTATAGTGCTCATTCAGATGCGGGGGCAGAGGATGATTCAGCAGCAGTAACATCTGCAACTACAGCCGCCGACACAGCGAGAACAGATTATCTTGCTGCACACAGTATTACTTACTAAGTAATTTTGTGTATAAATAAAAAATGAAAGAATACATATTAGAAATTAAAAAACTAATACCCCAAACTTTTTGTAAAAAAATTATCTCTTATTTTGACAATGATTATGAGGACGCAAGAACCGTGGGAGGTGTGGACAAAGATACAAGAAATTGTCTATCGAGAAGTATTTTAGACACCAAAACATTTGGTGAGGTAATTTGTTTAAACGCAGTAAAAGAAAAGATACATGATTGTGTAAGTCACTATAAAAAAGAACATTCGCTCGATATAGAAAACATATCTCAATTAGATATTCTAAAATATGAAAAAAATAATCATCAAGCAGGTTATAAATTTCACATGGATTTTGGTGCCACAGTCACAGAAAGACACTTGTCTATTTCTATTTGTTTAAATAATGAATATGAAGGTGGAGAGTTTGTTTTTGACTTGTCCTCCGGACACCATGTGGTTCCGCAGAATGTTGGTGATGCGGTTGTTTTTCCGTCTAATTTTATGTTTCCTCACCAAGTTAATAAAATTACAAAAGGCACACGATACGCTTTAATAGGGTGGGTGGTGTAGTGGAGCCTATTTTTATAAAAGAATTTTTACCTAAGCAAATTTTAAACTTAACTTGTTCGTATTCGATTATAAAATTTTCTAATCAAAAAAAATTTAATTATGACGAGCAGACAGACTCTTTAGTAAGAGAGCATGGTGATTATTTGATGGAGACATTGATGGATATGAGCACCTCAGTCGTGGAGCAAAATGTTGGCAAAAAATTATGGCCAACCTACTCTTATTTTAGAATTTACGATAGAGGTTCAGATCTAAAAATACACACAGATAGAGAGTCTTGTGAGTATACCGTAGCATTGTGTTTAGGAGCTGATCCTATAGATACTCCCTATGAAATATTTATTGGAGAGAAAGACGAAAATTCAGATTACAAATATTATGATTCAGAAGGCAACTTTAATAGATATAGAATAGATTATAAATTTCCCATGGTTCCTAATAACGCTATCATATTTAAAGGAATGGATAAAATTCATTGGAGAGAAATATGCACTCACGATCATTTTATAACTGTGTTTTTACATTATGTAGATCAAGAGGGGGAATATAAAGAATACAAGTATGATAAAAGAAAAATTTTAGGAGCATGAAAGAAGACCTCTATGTTTTAGACGGAGGGATAGGTAAAAATATTTGTTTTACAAGTTGTTTAAGTGAATTAAATAATATCACTATTATGTCCTCATGGCCTCAAGTTTTTACCAATCATCCAAATGTAAATTTTGCTTATGATTATGATTTATACCCTTGGAAAGATAATACTGTATTTTTAAATAAATTTAACAATGTGCACGTTATAGATGCATATAATTCATTTTTTTTCAAAAATAAAATTCATCTAGTAAACAGTTTCAGAAGCCTTTTAGGTTTAGAAATGATAGATAGTTTATACAGTGAAATATATTTTACGGATGAGGAGGATAAAAATATGCAACCCTTGTTAAATCAATTACAAAATTTTGTAATGGTGCAATTTATTGGGGGGGATGAATCTTATATACAAACAGATTTTATCGGATCAAGATCTCTTAATAAAAAACAATCACAAGAAATAATAAACATTTTAAACTTTGATTTAAAATTAAATGTCCTTAATGTTTTTTCTTTAAAAGATTTTTTTGAAAATACTTGTAAAATAGATATTAATTTAAACTACATAAATTATGCTTATCTCATAAAACACGCTAAAGGGTTTATTGGAATTGATAGTTCACTTAATCACATGTCCTCAAACAAGTTTTGTCAAACTGAAGGAGTAGTTCTTTGGAACGATGATAATGTAAAAGAAAGATTTTGTTATGATAAAAACATAAATCTTACGACAAATACACCAAAAATAATGAGATTTGATGTAAACACAGTTATTGATAATTTTAAAAAAGTAATAAATAAAAAGCAGTAGTGTTAAAATTAAATAAACACATAGATTTTTACTCACAGTATAAAGGTATAATCCCAGATCCACAGCCTGCTATTTCAAATGTTCCAAGTGCTTACAAGAAAATGAAAGTTTTTCAAAGTGAAAGTTTTTTTTCAAAAACGGTAAAAAAATGTATTCCTTTTTTAGATGCTCTTACTTGTGGGTATATTATACCTTTTCCAATGGATCAGGTTTACAGGTATGATAAAGAAAATACTAGAGCTATTTTTGAAACAAACCCACACTTACCGTCTGATTTTAGAGAAAGCCTAGGAGTAAGTTTTCATGAAAATTTCGAAGTTTCAGAAGATTTAAGGCACAACAAAAGAACAGTTGAGGCCATATTTAAATTCATCAATCCTTGGGTTATAAAAACTCCACCAGGCTATAGTTGTATTTTCACACAACCCTTTAACAGAAATTTACCTTTTAAAATTATTGATGGAGTTGTAGATACTGACACATATACACAGAATATTCATTTTCCTTTTTACTGGACAAATCCACATACAGAAAGAGTTATATTAGAAAGTGGGTCACCTATGGTTCTTGTAATCCCTTTCAAAAGAGATAGTTGGAGAATGAGATCTTATCTTGAAACACCAAAAGATATGGATGAGAAAAATAAAAAAAGAATAATATTTAATTTAAAAATTGTAGATATGTACAAAAAAAGTTCTTGGAAAAAAAAGAGTTTTCGATGATGAAAAAAACAATACCCTTACTCACATTTGGTTTTATAGATTGGATAGAAGAGCAGGACACTAAAGAAAATCTCCTC